CTTTTCTAGCGTTGTCCCAAATAGGAGAAACATTAGAAACTTGTGCTAAACCTTTTACAGTAGCATAAGCAGATGGGTCTAATAAGTAAGCCATTCTAGCTCCTTGTAAAGATACACCATTAGCAATCAAGTCAGTTTCCATTTCAATCCAATCAGCAGCAGTAACCGTAGTTGGTCCAGTAGCAGCATCAGCAAAGATAGAAGTTGGAGCGTTAGATACATCACCAGTACCTAATAATGCAGCCTCTAAAGTAGAAGCAACAGATGCAGCCATATTTCTTCTTAAAGCACCTTCAATACCAGCGTTCTGAGTTAAAGCCTCTTGTGAAACATTAACGATAGAGATAAGTTTCTTAGGAGATAAAGTTACGCTAGAAGCAGTACCATTAGCTGCTGGAGCAGAGCCACCAGCTTCTGGAACGAAGCCAGAGTTGATTGCACTAAATACTGGGAACTTTGCGTTATTTACACCAAAGTATGTATTTGCACCAGCAGAAGCTAAAACTAAGTTTGCTTCTAATTGGTCAGTCCAAGCCATAACTTCTGTTGCATTACCAGCAGCAGTACCTACAGCAGCACGAGATAAAACAGAAGAAGGTATAGCAATACCGTTATATGTTTGACCAGTATAACGAGCCTCATTACGTGCTTCTTCGTCCATTTCCTTAACTAAGCCTTCTACTTTACCAGAGTAAGCAGCTTTCATAGCTTCTTGGAAAGAATACTCTCTAATTTCTTTAGGAGTGTTTGTTCTTTCTTCTTTAACAGCTTTAGTTGCTTGAAGTTTCTCAAAAGATTCAGCACGAACTGCCATCTTGTTTAACTCCTCAACTTTTTCATTTAAAGAGTCAAAGTTGCTTTGTTCATCAGAAGATAAGTCACGACCTTCAGCAGATGCTACTAGTCCTTCCATCTTTTCGATAACCTCAGCTCTTTCCTCTTTGTAAGATTTTGAGTTTTTCATTTTATAGAAAATTAATATTAATATTTATTTTTTAAGATTCTTAAACGCATTTCATTGAGGGAGCGTTGTTTCAAATCTTCTTCTTCTTTTATACCCTCTAATTTTTCAGCCTCTAAACTTTCTTCTAGTTTTTTAGCTTCTTCTTTTTCTTGCCATTCTTGCATAGAACGTAAAGCAACTGAACTACTAGCAGCATCATAAGCTGGATATGTTACACTCGAGACATCGTAAAGCCTAGATACTTTGTTAATAGTTCTGTAGTTTGTTCCGTCTTTTACCTCCCAAGAGTCATCCTCTACAATAAATGCAAAAGATGATTGGTTAATAGTACCGTCTTTTAGTAATTCAATTAAGTCTCTTGACGTTGATACATTAGGATTTAATTTAGCTTCGTACTTTAAACCTTTCTCATCAACAGATAGTCTTAGCGTTCCGTTAGTCGTTCTAGCTAATGGTAAACCATCGTGATTAATTAAGAAACGTACATCGTCCTCTAAACGTCCTTCAAAAGCACCAGGAGCTATAAACTCTCTAAAGCCTCCTAAGTCATTAGACTCACTATTAAAGACTGCTCCGTAGCCTACTACTACTGGATTCTCTCCGTCCATTCTTAGCTCTAAGTCTTGAACATTAAATGTTCTTATTTCTTTATTTTTCATATTTATAAATTTATCTTCTTTATTATCTATCTTTTTTTTCAGTACAGAGATAACTTCTTTCATTCCACTTTCTCCTAGTGTTCCTATTACTCCCCATTTAATCTGAGCAACTACACCACCTACGTTAGATAGATTAGGCTCTTTATCTCCTTTAAATTGTTTGCCATCTTCATAATGTCTAGCTATCCAAGCCTCTCGTTCTTTTATCCATTCAGTAATAGCTTCTGTCTCTTGACCATCTCTAGCTCTACCCCATAACATAAAAGCATCGTTTCCTCTTATGTTACCACCAGCTTTCCAAATGCTAGGATAATCTTCTTTTAGTTTTAAAGCGTAGTCATAATCAAACTGAGGATAGTTACTATTCTTTAAACTTACTTTTTTATCTTCATCCTTTGTAGGAAAGTTAGTGTCTCTTTCTTCTTCTAATTGTAAAGAACAGATTGCTAACCTTTGGTCATCTTCATACTCCTCTACCATAGTATCATCAGCCATACATCTTTCGATGAACTCCTCGTTAGTCTCGTCTATATTTTTAGTAGGTATCGGCATCTATTCTTTGTCCTCCTCTTCTACGTCTCCAACTGGAGCAAAGTTTAACGGCATAAATAACTGGTCGCCTTCTGGTCCTACTCTATTCAAGTCCTCCATTCGTCTAATCTCATTAATAGACAAAGCACCTATACTAGCCATCTCTCTGTAATAGGTAGCACGTGAGGAACTATCTCCTCTTAGTAAAGCATTAGCATTTAGCTTAATAGTAAACGAGCCGAACTCTGTTTCTCTAAATAGCTTTCTGTTAAGTTCTTGCTCTATCATTACCATATATGGCATCAATGTAAACCTAACAAAGTCAATACTTAATGCTTCTATACTTGAGTAGTTAGCTGCCTTTTCGAGATGACCAATCATCGATAATGGCACTTTGAACGCTCTCGCCACTTCTTCAATCTGAAATCTACGAGTCTCTAAAAGTTGATACTTGTTAGCATCAATGTTAGTTTGCTCGAATGTCATACCCTCCTCAAGGATAGCGGTCTTACCAGCTACAAATGAGCCAGAGTAATTCTGATTCCAAGAGTTCTTTAATCTTGCTACAGCTTCCTTACTTAGTTTACCTGGATGTTTAATAACTCCACCAACTTGAGCAGAGTTACCAAGATAACTATTTGCTGTATCGTTAGCAGCTATAGAAGTTGCTATTGTTGTGTTCTGTGCTTTCAATACGCTTACTCCCTCACAACCATTAAACGATAAGTTGAAAAAGTGTAGCATATCCTCTTTCATTACTCCTATCTCATAGTCTTTAATGTCGTAGTATATTTGTCCTTCGTGCTTAATTACTTTAACATCTTCTGGATTGATAGGAATTAACTCTATGGGTCTAGCGTTAGAATCTCTAGAAATGTAGTAATACGCATTCCCCTCTAGCAATAAGTTGGTCATTAGAGTATCTAGGAATGTGTATGGTGTCATATAGCTATTAGGATTTCTAGCTAGTAGTCGGTAGATTGGATGGCTGACGTCAGTTATCTTATCGTCATCCTCCTCGACTCTGTAAACTTTTATGGGTAGACTTGCTATTGATTCACTAATAACTCTAACACAAGCAAATACTGCACTAAATGTTAAAGATGTATCTCTAGTAACTGCTGTTCTGTTGGCTGCACCATAGCCACCAAATACAGCCTTTAAAAAATTATCTCCACGCTTTTCTGAACGTAGGAAGTCAAATAGTCCCATAAATCTGTAATTACATTACAAAGATAAGAGAAATCGCAAAAGTTAAATCCATACTATTCCCCTATCATCATAGGTAGATGAGTCGCTAGAATCATCATTCATATAACAGCCTAGAGCCATAACAAGTGCAACCATTCCATCAATCTTCTCTGTTGATTTACTCTTATCCATTTTTATATTTCCAGCTGGGTCTGTTTTCATAGCTAAGTTAGAACACATCCACCTCAACACTTTGTTACCAGCGTGGTTAATTTGTTTGCCTAGTATTAGCTTTTCAAGTTCTTTAGTTGGTGCTGACATACTAGCAAAGCCTTGACCATAGCTCTCCATCGGCAATCCATCTTCTGATAAATCAATAACTAACTGACTTGAGTTCCATCTATCGTATGCAATAGACTTTATGTTTACAACCTCAGCCACTTCTTTTATTCTACGCTTAATGTAGTTATAGTCTGTTACATCGCCCTCTGTTAGCTCCATCAATCCCTCTTTCTCCCAAGAAATATAATCAACTTGGTCACGCCTTGAACGAATAAAAGCATTTTCTTTAGGAGCAAAGAAGTAAGGGATAACCGTAAACCTATCATCTTCTGGAATGATTAAAACAAAAGCTGATATATCTCTAACACTCGCTAAGTCAAGTCCAGCATAAGCCGTCATACCTTTATAATCCTCTAAGTGTATTGGAGCTTTGTTGCACTCCATAAATTGAGCGTCTGATAACCAGAGAACATTTGAGTTCATCCATTGATTAAGATGGAGCATTCTGAAGGTATTGGTAAAACTTGGTAACTTTATTGCTCTCGCTTGTTCTCTTTTTAAATAGTCTAATTTAACTACACCACTATCAAGACCAGGATTAGCTAATCTTAACGCTTCTTCTGTAGTCCAATCAACATCATCTGGACAATAATATTTTACATAATAGAACGAATCATCCTTAATAATATTCTCTGAAACTTTGCGACCGTATTCCTCTAGGCGATAACAGAAAGACTCTCTGTTGTAACCAGCAGTAGTAATAGCGATATTCAAAGGTTGCCTACGAGATGCTACACTTGTCGTTAGTGCATCCCATAAACTTGAATCACGCTGAGTAAATGCCTCATCCATTATACAACAACTAGCATTATATCCATACTTACTAGAAGCCTCACTTGATAATGCTTTGAAAGATGAATTACTTTTTTCGTGAACTATACTATTCTTAAATACTTTTAAATTCTTTTCTAGTTGTTTGTCAGCTCTAACCATACCACTAGCCACGTCGAAGATTATCCCAGCTTGTGACCTATCAAATGCACACACATAAGTTTCTGCTGATGGCTCTCCGTCGGCAACAGTCATATAGAGTGCGAGAGCTGAGATAAGTGTACTCTTACCGTTCTTTCTTGGTAGACAAATGTAAGCAGTTCTGAATCTCCTTAGTCCACTATCTCTATATTTCCAACCAAATAAATCTCTTACAATTGTTTTCTGAAATGGCTCTAACTTAAATGGCTGACCTCCTAACTCTCCTTTGATATGCTTAATGTGATTCTCTATAAAGTAGACTACTCTATCTGCTGCTTTGTCATCAAAGTAAAAAGTCTTGTCCTCCTTAAGTTTCATTAGTCAAAGAAATTAAAATCGTCAGTCCTTTCCTCATCTTGTTCTGGCATACTAAGAGATGCCCTTGAGCTTGGAGTAAATCCAAATTGCGTAGCAATTTTCATTGCATTCTGTAAAGCGTTTTGCATTACCTTGTACTTTGGTGCAATCTTACTAGACCTCAACCTACCATCTTTGTCAACTGTCTGCTCTGTAAAGTTGCCTTGTAACTCTTGAGCTATCTCTCGGTAAATACCTATCTCATTACAATAGGCTGCTAAGATTGATAAGTCAGTTAGATGCAACATCTTAATATTGGCTAGTTCGTTAGTGACTAAGTTCCATTCATCAGCACCTTGTTTATTGAGAAAGGAGGGAGCCGAAGGCATACTAACAACTTGAGAAGTTTCCATTTCATTTCCCACTAACCTGGATTTCTCTAGTGTGCCTTTTAGCTCCTTTACTTTTGTTGGTATTTTTTTTCTCCCTCTCAAAATATTCTAGTTTGTGCTTGGTGGTTTTTTATTCTCTTGATAGCGTTGTCGTAGTATTCTTTGTCAAGCTCATAGCCAGTTAAATCGTAACCTAAGTTGTGACAAGCTATGGCTATTGAGCCACTACCTAAGTGCGTGTCAAGTATCTTATCTCCTTCCTTTGCATAGTTCATTAGTAGCCACTCGTATAACTTGACTGGTTTCTGTGTTGGGTGTATTCTTATGCTAGGCTTACCAACTCCTTGTATTTTTTGACTTTTAAATCCGTATCTATTGCCATCCCACATATACTCAAAATGTTTAGCTAATCCATTTATACTACAATAAGCTAACTCTCCACTACTTCTATTATCGTGGTGATTTAATTTGTTCCAATATATAAAACCTTTACAAGTAGGTAATTTATCAGTCATATAATTCCATCCCCATATTATTTGATTTTTACTTATTCTTTGTAATTCATCAAAATACTCTTGGGTTGGTGTTTGTGTATCCCAATTTTTTTTTGAAAATTTATCCCTACCCAAACTACCAGTCTTTGCTATATTTAAACCATAAGGAGGGTCTACTATAGCAAGGTCAAATTGATTGTCTTGCATTAGCTTCATAGCTTCCAAACAATCTTGGTTATGTATTTTATTTATATCCATCTGAACTTAAACTGGTTTTAGTTTGGTATATCTATACCCACACGATTTAGATTTAATTATGCGTATAAAAAATGAAAGC